TGTGATCTGTTTTTCTGTAACAAACGCACCGTCAGGTGCAGGTTCTTCCTTCAGCACCTTCTCGCCAGCGGCGCCCGGCGGGGGCGGTTCACCACCTTTGGGCGGTGTAATTTCGTTTTGATCCACACCCTCGACGTTGATTTCCTCAATACCGCGATCCATCGCCGCTTGCCACTCAGCATCCCCGACGTGCTTCTTGATGAGATCGACACCCTTGGAAACATCAGCAGCCTGTTGCACAGTTGCAGCGATCCCCGCTGCCTGGTCTTCGGGAACACCGAACTCTTTAAGTGTCGCTTCCACGGCAGCATCAGCAGGCGTGCCGTCCTTCACTGCGTCTTGTATCTTCGTCACCGCGGCATCGACGTTCTCCGGCGTGGCAACCTTGCCTTCTTTTTTGGCAAGTGCTTTGAACGGAATCTCAACGACAGCGTGAAGTAAAGAAAGACCGATGCCTGCAACGAGGCCCGACGCGGCTTCTTGTTTTAGCAACGCGGGATCGATCTCACCAGACTCGGACAACTGCTTACCTACGCTGATCGCTGCGGTATGTCCCGCAAACTCCGCGCCGACTTCACCCGCTCGCGCGACTTTCTCAGCTACTACGCCAAGTGGCTTCAGCTTCGTCGCCAACCCAAGTTTCGGGAGATATCCCATCTGCGGATCAATAACGAAACTCTTGACCATGCCCGACACGAACCCTGCAGGGTTATCCATCGCAGAGTCGTATATCTGTTTCGGTAGCGCCAACCAACCCGCGACGGTTTTTAGGTTATCAGGGACCAACTCGGGAGCCTTGGCGTCCGTTGTCTCCTGATACTTCTTGGCTGTCTCGCGCTCCATCCACGTACCAAACGGTTCCGTGATCTTCCCCGATGCCTTGCCCGCGTCGTACTCTTTTTCAAGGTCAGGCAGAAGTTCCTGCACACGCCCCTGGTAGCGAGCGTAGTTGGCGAACATATTCTGACTGGCGAGTGATCCGATCGTCTCACCCTTCCAAGGTGCTAAGAACTTGTCCATCATCGAGGCTTCAGGTGTCAACGGCGACGCCTTCCCCGCCCCGCGGGAAACTTGATCCTCGTTGTTGGATGTGACTTGCGGAGTTAGCGAGTGCTCACTTCTCGCCACAGGTTCGTCGCCTGCAGGCGGAGTCCACCCTGAAGTTAGTGAGTGCTCACTTCCACTTACAGGCTCGTCGCCTACAGGGGGTGCCCAGTCGCTCACTTCTGGCCTCCACGTACCCGCGGAATACCGTCAGGGCCGGTGTAGACCGTGCCAGGAGGCAAAAGCGCAATGCCCTTGTCTGCAGTCTTGGCGTCGGAAAGGATGACTCCTTTCTCTCCCGGTGTCAGGCTGTAACTCACCCCCGCCTTATCCAATGCCTGTGCAAGTTCAGGCACACCTTCACGATTGTATTTCACCTTCGCAGGCACCGCAGGAGAACCGCCCATCCCAAAGAAATTCGACTTAACCAATGGCTTGCCAGGTTCGATCGTTTCGATTTTGGCCTTCACGTAGGTCTGTGCTTGTGCTTGTGCATCTTCGCGTGGCGTGCCAGAACGCAGCAAGTCGTTCAACTTGCCATAATAGTCCTGCGCCGCGACTTTGGCATCGACCCCATTAAGGCCGGGGTTATCCTGCCGCAACTTGTCCGCAGTAGCCTGCACTTCCTTTTCTTTTGGTTCGGGAACCTTGCCTGCCTTTACTGTATTTTCCAAGCGTGTTTCGGCACGACTACGCACTTCCAGTGCGTCGCGTGCTAACGAGTCTTTCCGCACCGATTCGTTTTCTTTCCTGGTCGCTTCGGTCTTTTGGAACTCCAGTTGCGCCGCTTCCTGTGCAACCCTGTTCTTGGCTGTTTTAGCCTGCAGTTGCGCCACCGCCGTTTGACCCGCTGCGTTCGCTTGCGCGATCGCATCCTGTGTCTGTTTCCCCCATGCAGGATTACCCATAAGATCGCGATTCAAGTCCGCATTCTTCGACCAACCAGGTGCGATGCGATCGAGTGCGTTGACTACACCGACAACATTGGACCCATCATCATTGATCGCCCCCGCAGTTGCAGACAGTTTATGTGCCTTTTCCTCACTCTGCTTGTCCAACAGATTGTCGTTGTGAAACGCCATTTGCTGCGACTGGAACATCCGCGTCTCAAGGTCCGCGATACGCTTGGAATCAGCACCGCCCACGCGCCGCAGGTTAGCAAGCGTAGACCTCGCTGCTTTGTAATCCGCAAGATTATCATCCCGAGCCTGCACCAAAGGATCAACTGATGCGACAGGGGAACCATCCGGTGTCTGAGCCTTGTCTACGGCGTCTCTGGCAAGCTGGTCAGCTTGTTCGGCTTTACGCGCTGCATCACTGGTCGCAATCGACTGCCGAAGCTGATCCGCGTGCGCGTTGTAATACGCGGCACGGGAAATCTGTTCCTGATTCTTGGACTGTTGGTCAATCAGGTTAAGCAAACTATCGTAGAGAGGCATCGTCGTTCCTTAATACGGCAGATCACCAAGAGAAGACCAATCGAAGCCATCAAGACCTCCACCCATATCACCGAAGTCTCCGGTCCACCCACCTTGGTCGCCTGAGCCATGTATGTCACCTAAATCTATACTACCGTCACTATTCACATAATCGTTGCCATTCCAAGTAGAGTAATCGAACTCGCCACCGCCGCCCATCCCAATCCCCTTCTTGATCGCATCTAATGCCGCGCCTCCGATGCCGCTCTTGGACAACATATCGAGGATCGCATTTATCCCCACGGCGCCGTTACTGATCGCCTTGTCATTAAGTGCATTGCCCTTGAGATATGCCTCTGCCGCCCCTACAGGTGAACCCGTTGTCGCACCCGAAAGAGTAAGCAGTTGGTCAATGCGCTTGTTGTACGCGCCACTGGCATAACCTACTGCATCACGATTCAACGTGTCAGCGGTATTCCCCGATCGTGTGGTGCCGAACATCGAATTACCAAAACGAGCAACACCGGAAAGTCCTTGATCCATCGCATACTTGGTTCCGGGGTCCATTGTGAATGTTGAAGGGTCAGTCAGCAGGCCGAGCAGTTCTTTCTGATACTGCGGGCGTTGCGATGCGAACGGGTCGGCCATTCCCGCTGCGGTGTTACCCTGGTTCGTATAGCGTCCCTGGAAGCCGCGGATCATGTCGATGATCGACAGAATATCGCCGCCAAGACCTCCTGTTGCAGCCGGTGTGATTACTGAATCAGGCATGATGACCTCGCTGTGAAGCTCCGTACGCCATATTGATTAACGAACCCGAACCGGGCACATAACTATTCGCTATGCTACGCCCAATCATCGCCAGAAGATTTCCCATACTACCGCCTCCACCCACTCCCGATGCCGCCTGAATCAATCCAGGAGACATAGCACCCCCGCTTGCCATCGACATAATCATGCCGATGATCGAAGGCATATACTTTTCCATCTGCCCCATGATCCCGGCGCTAGGCGCGTCATTACTGGCTTGACTCAAATTCCCACGTAAAGTGTAATCGCCGTAATTCTCGTCGTGAATAATGTATCGTGGGTCTTTGACTCGATCACCAGCGTTATTCTCTGTCAAATTCGCCAACCCACCATACTTGTCATACTGTTTCGTACCACCACCTGCGAACTGTGGGAGTTTTGACCGATCAAAAAGTAGCACTCCATTTTGGAGACGCGCATTCGAATCAAACTGCTTGGCTTGCTGTAGTGCATAAACACCGGCAGCTTCGTTATTACTGAAATCATTGGAACGCAGCGCCGTAGTATTTCCATACTTGTCGGACTTCCCCGTTGTGGATTCGCTCCCGGCAAGACCCAACAACGCATCTGCCTTATTTGCCATAAAAGGGGTAAAGTCGAACGCCTTGCTCGCGTCTCCGCCGTACTGCTTTTCGTACGCCGCCTTGTCTGCTTCTCGTTTCGCCAATGCGTCGCTATTCTCGGCTTGCGACCCCAAGTCCCGATGCAATGCCGAATACGCCGCATACTGGTCGCGGTAGTCAATGGGCATTCCAAGAAGATCAAGTGCCGGCATTACATCTGCACTCCGCGTAACCGTTGCATCAACATTCCCATCGGATTAGCTTGCTTCCACCCTTCCTGAAAGTTAGAACTCCCACCGGGGTACATCATTCGACTTCCACTAGCACCACCAAGCATCTGGTTCCCACCTTGCAACATCCCAAGAAGCTGTTGCAGAAAACCGCCGCCACCCATATTATCTTGGCCTGCAGGCTGTACCATCGGTGATTCCGCAAGTGGCTGTGGCGTCATGGGCGCTGCACCCCCAATAGGGTCATACATTGACGCCGATGTTTTTTCTTGGAACACAGGCGATCCGCCAGCAAACATCCGCCCACTGCCGCCGCGGACCAATCCCATCAATGCGCTCATATCCATGTCAGCCCCCCATCGGGCGTTGAGTAGAGTAGAAAGAAATCCAAGTGGACTCGAACTGTTGTTCTAATGCTTCAAGCCGCATGGGGTTGGAATCTGTTTGTGTTATAGAAAAAATACGACGCCGCGATGCGCCATTGCGGAACAACGCTGGCCGAGCCGTGTTCATGTCCACAGTACGCGCTGCCGTATAGGTTTGCCCGTCGTCGTCAGAATAGGAAATACTCAATATGCCGGGGTTTTGATCCCCAACAATATCCAGTCGCCCCCAAAACTTCTTTTCTTTACTATCGGCGTCATATTTAGCCGTTCTCAATTCCACGGTAAAAGGCACTCCGGCATCGTCGTACAACTGGCTACCAGTAGAATTAGTAGCGTAAACCTTCCCTGTCCCGTAGGCAGCATCCAAAAGAAACGTTGCTTGTGAACTCAAGTCCGCTGCAGAAAAATAGTTGAATCCAGCAAAATTAGTCTGATCCCATTCGTACCATTCTTTCACGCTGAAATCATACACAAGGGCACGCGATCCCCCCGCCACCGCCCCGTTGAGAACGTAAAACCAGTGTCCATTCGCATTAAAAATGAGTGCGCTGTAGTCATTCACAATACCACCGCTCAACATCTTGTCGATCGCGGGGGTAGACAAGGCCGCAGGAGTCAGGCCATTGAAAATCAGCACTTGCCGCAAACCTTCCCGCGTTTGCCCAACCCATATCACCGTTGCCCCCATCTGACATACTGTATTGGCATTCGCACAGCCCACTTTCATACTGGCATTCAAGTATGAACGAAGTGGCGAACCCGTCGCCAACCCCGCGTCGTAAAAAATTTGTGTCGTGTACGTGCCAAAGGCCACGACATAATTGAGATACTTCACAAGACACACACCCGCGTCGTCTTCGTAGTCCGCTCCAAGCACGTTGAGTGCGGGCCAATAATACGGGTTATCCAAGGCGCAGTTGTAAATCAAACCACTTGGGTCCATTACGTATGCAAAACCTCCAAGCACCACGATACCTGGAACAGTTGTCGTTGGGTAGCCCGCGTCGGTAACAACAGTAATATTGCCTGAGTCATACACCCACAAATTTGATTGGTTTTTGATAAGTAGTCGCGTACCCGTCTGAAAAGAATTGAATTGATAACGTTGCAAAGTAACAGTCGGAGCCAAAGCAATCGATGTACCCACCGCAGTATCGAGATTTCCTCTCCACACTTCATTGTTGAGTCCGGCATTAGTGTTCCCCGCCAACATCCACATCGAAGGGTAGCGATAGGTGTTAACAGATGTTGGGGTGCGAAAGACCAAAAGGTTAGACCCGTTTCTAGCAGTAAACCCTGGTGTAGAAGTAACCAGACTCCAAGTAGTACCAGTTAAATCTGATGAGTACACGTCAGTAGTAACTGCAGCCGCAGCAATACCTCCGATCGACCACATTTTGTTGTTGTAGACACAACATGCCGTACTGTATCTTGCTGAAGAAAACGCCGCCGCCGTAGTTTGCGTCCAGATTAATCCATTAGGTGAACTCCATACATCATTCTGTGCCGCACCCGCTAGATTTAACCCACCAATGAGCCATATTTTATTTTGGAAATATAGGCACCCCATTAGTGTCCTCGTTCCCCAACCAAACGGCCCCCCTATACGCGACCAATCCAAACCATTAGCGGAATACCATACGTCATCGAATGCTGCAAAAAAATTACTCGTCCCACCGATAACAAACATACCGCTACTCGTAGCAACAAGCCCGAAACTTGACCTCGCCGCCCATATCGGACTCGGACTCAACGCCGGATCGATAAGTGCGTGGACTAGCTCCCACTCAGTTCCGTTTTCTGTTGACCACACATCATTGTAAAAAATGCCAATGGCAGGAGAAAATCCCCCCATAACAAACATTTTTTCGCCTAATACGCACGCGCTAAATGCTTGTCGCCCCGCCCAGGGAGCCGAACCAGAAGCCGGAACCCACGTTATACCGTCGGTCGAACTCCACACATCTGCAGCAGGAGATGGCGTAGCCCCCACACCTGCCATGATCCACATGCGATTTTTGAACACCACCGCAGCGCAAAGATAGCGCCCACTCCACGGAGGCACCGCGGACTGTGTGAAATTAACCGCAGTCGTGCCTGAATTCGGATTGGCTGCCACCGAAACAAACGTGTCATTCAACACTGCGTAAAACGAACCGTTATAGGAAGTCAATCCTTGCCCTGTACCTGCCCCAAGTGAGTAAGCTAAACCGTAACCAGGACGTTTAAGAGTTTTTATTTTGTTACCAACGTGCTCATCCATCACGTTTAACCGTTTTGGATCGCGCGTAGAATCCGCCGATCGCGGATCGTACGGCCACGTCATTGGAATGCGAATTGGAATGGAGACAGCCATTACCGACTCGGCACGTAGGCGCTGTTATCAGCGCCGAAAGTTGTTGAAGCGGTTTCTACAGACCAATCAAACAAATTGGCAAGCATCGTATCCCGTGTTTTTTCCAATCGTAAAATACGATCTTCCGGCACTTCATTATCATCCGCGATGTCCGCTGCAAGCGCGTACACAAGGTAGTAGTACCACTCTCCGGGGAAATCGAATTCATCCGTTCCCGCAGTCATGTCAAACAACTGTCGTTGGGCATTGAGATAGACCGTCCGCGAAGTATCTGATGGAGCCACGTAGACGTAGAGCGTGCCGTACCCGGTTGAAGGCGAAGGTGTAGTTGCGGTATTAAACTGTGAGTCATAGTAGATCGTGTTGATGACACCAAGCGACCCTTTGTTCCCGAATTGCAGGTACTCCGCGCGAGAGATGACTCGCAACGGCGTGTCAAGATTTTGACCGCCGGAAACTTGACGAATGAAGTTACCATATTCTGCGATGCGAACCGGACGATTCGTCGTGACATTCGCACCTGACGGCCCGATCGTGTATGCCACTTGCGCTGCCACGGTAGGCACGACGATCTGTTGGTACGTCCAAAGCATGAGTCCGTTACTCATGCAATTTTTGATAATCATGTTCAGGCGCAACGTAACATCCGAAATCTGCGTGGCCGATGCCGTTCCGCCTTCCGCAAGAACACGAATTTTTTTGTACACTTCCGTGATAAGTTGGTCACGGGAACAAGTAAGAGTCGCAGTACCAGTCGTTGCCATTTAACTGTTCTCCACCCACTCTACGAGAAGGTACCCATCCACACCAGCAGCACT